ACTACAAACGGATATGGTCTTTATATAAGAGCTGGAGGAACTGCAACAAATAGATATGTAGCAAGATTTAAAAATGGTGCAGATAATGATGTGATGTGGATTGCCTCAGGCGGCAACGTTGGGATTGGGACGGCTAGTCCTAGTGCATATTTAGATATTGTAGCTCCAGCTGGTGTATCAAATCCAACTGTATTAAGAACATATTCAAATCAACACGGATTAGGTTTTAAATCTGTTATATCAGGTACATATACAACAATTGAAACCAATAATACCTCCTATCCATTAGTGTTTAATCCATCAGGCGGCAACGTGCTGATTGGAACGACAACGGATAGTGGTCATAAGCTTCAGGTTAATGGTAACATAAGTATTAGTGGAAATAATTATCTTGATTTTGGTAATGGGGATTCACGCATAGTAAATACGGGTGGCATATTGTCTTTTCAAACATACACTATTGGGGATTTTGGTACTAGGATGACTATAACAGGACCAGGAAATGTCGGAATAGGAACGGCTACAATAAATGCTTCATCGGGTTATAAAATGTTGAAGATTAATGGTGCAACAACAGGTGGTGAAATAGTTTTATCGGGTAACGATGTTGAACATGCCTATATGTATGCGAGTTCAGGAATTTTTGTAATTGATGCATTTGATTCTAAGCCTATGAGATTTAGGACGGGAAATCAGAATAGAATGGAAATCACTTCGGGGGGGAATGTGGGAATAGGAAGTACAGGATATTCTGGTATAAAATTGCAAATTACAAGTGCCACATCTGATTCATCAAGTTTTGCTTTTTCAATTGCTAATTCAAGTGTTCAAGATTTATTTTATGTAAGAAGTGATGGATATATGAATACTGGTAGCAGGGCTTCATCTCCATATAATTTAACATCGGGTAATGCTGCAAATATGGTAGTAGGAGCAGATGGTACATTGTACCGTTCTACTTCTTCTTTAAAGTATAAAACCGATATAGTAAATTATGATAAAGGTTTAGCAGAAGTTATGCAAATAAGACCTGTTTATTATAAAAGCATTAATGAAAGAGAAAAGGATTTAACATTTGCAGGTTTAATAGCTGAAGAAATTGAAGAATTAGGCTTAACTGAATTCGTTCAATATGCTGAAGATGGTACGCCAGATGCATTATCTTATAGCAATATGATTTCATTATTAATTAAAGCAATACAAGAACAACAACAACAAATAGATAAACTTAAAAACGCATGAAAACAATTTCTCCAGTCTCAATCTGGGACAACGGACAAACAGTAGAGGCAACTATCTTAAACGCTTACGCTGTAAATGTTACACTAGGAACAAGTGCGACATTCTATTATCAACTACTTTCTCAAACAGCTGAGGGTAATGTATCTCAACAAGTGGCACAAGGAAACTTGAGCATGACTGGTGAAGCATACACTCAATGGGAAGTGGACTCCTACGCATGGGACTGGGTAGCAGAACAGCTAAACCTAACCATCACTGGTGACTATATCCCACCATCTCCTGAACCTGTAACTGAAGAATAATCATGGCAAAAATAAGCTCATACTCTACAGATGCTACCCTATCCTACACCGATAAGTTAATCGGTACTGATGCTCAGGACAGCAACATCACTAAGAACTATACTATCGGAAGCATTCTATCAATGCCTCTACCATCTGTCCCTGTCTACGCTAACAACACAGCTGCAAAGGCAGGTGGATTGGTGGCAGGAAACATATACAGAATTACAGGAACTGATACTGCCGGGATTGTTTGGTAGTAAATTGAATTAAATCAAATCTAATGGACATAAGAAAGATATCGGTAGGCCCAGATTACAAGGGCAGCTCAATGCATTACATTGTGGGGCAGAAGGTCCTTGGTGACAGCCATGAGATTCATCTCATCAAGTTCGCCATAGACACAGGATCAATTAGGATTTATATTATCAACGAGAAGCAGGAGGTAGTTCTCTGGAAGGAGTTTAACTACACCATGCCTGTTGCTATTGAATACAATATAAATTACTAATGCAGTCCCCATTTGATTTTATCGTAACACCTGTGAAGGGTGAGCGGTACAATAACACCAAGGATATTGGTGGCATTGAGTTCATTGTCAACACATCAGAGGAAGACCACAGGTTCTCCAATAGATATGGTGAGGTGATTGAGGTGCCCTACGGATACGATGGTCCTATTCAGGTAGGTGATATACTACTAGTACACCACAATGCCTTCAAGTTCTACAACGACATTAGGGGTAGACGTAAGAGCGGTCGTGCATTTTTTAGAGACGATAAGTTCTTCATTGAGCCTGATCAGTTCTACCTATACCGCAGGGGCGATACATGGAACACTTATGACAGGTACTGCTTTGTTAAACCTATAGCAGCAATTGATTCGTATATTAAGAAGCCATTCACTCACGAGCCACTCATGGGTGAGATGGTGTACCCTAACGAGTACCTCATATCGCAAGGTGTAATGGCAGGTGACAAGGTCTGCTTTAAGCCTGACAGTGAGTATGAGTTTGATGTGGATGGAGAGAAGCTGTACAGGATGTATGACCACCAGATAACCATCAAGCTATGAGAGAGATAAAGCTAAAGATAATTGAGGCAGGGCACCAGGCTGTAGAGCAGCTTATCATGGTGGCCAAGGAGGCAATCATCAAGCACGATGATGAGGATGAGTTGTCTGCCGACAGATTAAAGAATGCCGCAGCTACAAAGAAGTTAGCCATCTTTGATGCGTTTGAGATTCTCAATAGGATAGAGGCTGAGCGTGAAGCTCTTGAGATGTTGGATAAGGGAGTTAACAGAACAGAAACCAAACAAGGATTTGCAGAGCGAAGGTCTATATCGAATCGTTAAGGACTACGTTCCTCAGAATGCTCTTAGTAAGAAGAACAGCGGAAGGACATGGCTGTACGGTTACAATGAGCAGTACGACATGGTCGTTATATCTAGGACCGGAGAGATAGGTGATATCATAAATATCTCAGGGCTATATATTGCCTTGCCTAAGGCACCTAAAGAATGCTTCTCAAGGAGCAAGAGCGTTAGGGATCAGTACTGGGAGAGACAAGACTTACCTAAGGATCTATCAAAGATACAGTCAATCTTCCACTGGAATGAGATGCCTGCTGAGTTTAAGGACAGGTGGGTAGACTACATTGAGGCAGAGTTTAATAGGCGTGAGGATGGCATGTGGTTCATGAATGATGGTGAGCCTACGTACATCACAGGATCTCACTACATGTACTTGCAGTGGTCTAGCATTGACGTAGGATACGCAGACTACCGTGAGGCCAACCGTATATTCTTTATCTTCTGGGAGGCATGCAGAGCAGACTCTAGGGCATTTGGTATGATCTATCTAAAGATTAGACGTTCAGGGTTCTCGTTCATGTCATCATCAGAGTGCGTTAACATAGCTACTCTTGCTCGTGACTCTCGTGTTGGTATACTATCAAAGACAGGTGCTGATGCTAAGAAGATGTTCACTGACAAGGTGGTACCTATTAATAGCAGGCTACCATTCTTCTTCAGACCTATCATGGATGGTATGGACAAGCCAAAGACAGAGCTTGCGTACCGGGTACCAGCATCTAAGATTACTAAGAAGAACATGTCCACTGTTGGAGACAACGATGTGCTTGGCCTTGATACCACCATTGACTGGAAGAACACTGAGGAGAACTCTTACGATGGTGAGAAGCTACTATTCTTGGCACATGATGAGAGTGCTAAGTGGACTAAGCCAAACAATATCCTCAACAACTGGAGAGTAACAAAGACCTGTCTCAGGGTGGGTAGTAAGATTATTGGAAAGTGCATGATGGGATCTACATCGAATGCGTTGAGCAAGGGTGGAGACAACTACAAGAAGCTATACGAGGATTCAAATGTATTAAATAGGAATGCGAATGGACAGACTAAGAGTGGACTATACTCTCTATTTATACCTATGGAGTGGAACATGGAGGGATTCATTGATAGGTACGGTATGCCTGTACTTAGAAAGCCTGCTGCTCCTATCCTGGGTGTTGACAACCAGATGATTCGTAACGGGGCTATAGACTACTGGGAGGCTGAGGTGGACTCATTGAAGAATGATGCCGATGCACTTAACGAGTTCTATCGCCAGTTCCCTCGCACGGAGAGCCATGCGTTCAGGGACGAGAGTAAGTCATCTATCTTTAACTTGACCAAGATATATCAGCAGATAGACTACAATGACTCTATGATTCAGGGGCAGCTGGTTACACGTGGTGGGTTCCATTGGAAGGATGGTGAGAAGGACACTAAGGTGATATGGACACCTGACCAGCGTGGTAGGTTCTTAATTAGCTGGGTCCCTCCTACTAATATGCAGAACAATGTGATTACTAGGAACGGAATGAAGTACCCTGGCAATGAACACCTTGGCTCATTTGGCTGTGACCCATACGATATCTCTGCTGTAGTAGGTGGGAGAGGATCTAATGGTGCACTGCATGGTATGACTAAGTACCACATGGACGATGCTCCTGCTAACCAGTTCTTCTTAGAGTACATTGCTAGACCACAGACTGCTGAGATATTCTTTGAGGATGTGCTGATGGCATGTATATTCTATGGGATGCCAGTGCTTGCAGAGAACAACAAGGCACGTATACTGTACCACTTTAAGAACAGGGGCTACAGAGCGTTCTCATTGAACAGGCCTGACAGGGTACTAAATAAGCTCAGTAAGACAGAGCGTGAGCTGGGGGGTATACCTAACTCAAGTGAAGAAGTTAAGCAGGCCCACGCCTCTGCAATTGAGTCGTACATTGAAAAGTTCATTGGGTTTGATATGACATCTACCTACCGACCAGCGGATGAGATAGGCACCATGCCATTCATTAGAACGCTTGAGGACTGGGCTAAGTTTGATATTAATGATCGAACAAAGCACGATGCATCAATCAGTTCTGGATTAGCTATAATGGCAAATCAAAAACATGTATATTTACCAGATAAAAAAGAGTCGAAAATTAGTGTTAATTTCGCGAAGTACGCTAACACTGGAAATCAAAGTCAAATTATTAGATGAAAGATGTCGTAGTCAATATATCTTCAACAGCATTTCCAAGCCAGTTTGTTTCTGATGCTGAGAAAGCTACGCCTGAGTTTGGTCTTCAGGTTGGTCAAGCCATACAGTACGAATGGTTTCGCAAAGATGGAAGTCAATGTAGATATTATAATCAGTGGGCTGAGTTTCATCGCTTGCGTTTATACGCACGTGGTGAGCAGTCCATTCAGAAATATAAGAATGAGTTAGCGATTGATGGTGACTTGTCTTACTTGAATCTAGACTGGACTCCTGTACCTATCCTACCAAAGTTTGTTGACATTGTCGTTAACGGCATGAATGACAGACTCTTTAAGGTTAAGGCATACGCACAGGATGCGATGTCTCAGGCCAAGCGTAGTAAGTATCAAGACATGATTGAGAGCCAGATGCTTGCTAAGGATCTTCTTTCTAAGATACAGCAGGAGACTGGAGTTGACCCATTTGTTACGAATCCAGAGGAGCTACCTCAGACTGATGAGGAGCTATCACTATACATGCAGCTTAAGTATAAGCCTGCCATTGAGATAGCTGAAGAGGAGGCTATCAATACAATTTTTGATGAGAACCACTACCAGGATACACGCAAGCGTATTGACTATGACCTTGCAGTAATTGGTGTAGGCATGGCTAAGCATCAGTTCCTACTAGGGTCTGGTGTTGAGGTGTCCTATGTTGACCCTGCTAATGTTGTGTACAGCTACACTGAGGACCCATTCTTTCAAGACTGCTTCTATTGGGGAGAGATAAAGACTCTTCCTATGACAGAGCTACTAAAGATTGACCCTACGCTTACACGTGAGCAGATGGATGAGATATCTAAATACTCTCAGAGCTGGTACGACTATTATAATGTTGCTAGGTTCTACGAGAATAGCTTGTTCTATAGAGACACCTGTACCCTACTTTACTTTAACTACAAGACCACCAAGAAGATGGTCTACAAGAAGAAGATTCTTGAGGGTGGTGGGACACGTATTATAGAGAAGGACGATAAGTTCAATCCTCCTGTAGAGATGATGGAGGATGGGAAATTTGAGAAGCTAGAGAAGACAATTGACGTTTGGTATGATGGTGTGATGGTGATGGGCACTAACTTCTTATTGAAGTGGGAGATGTCCGAGAACATGGTTAGACCAAAGTCTTCATCTCAGCATGCTATACCAAACTATGTAGCGGTAGCACCACGCATGTACAAGGGTGCCATTGAGTCGTTGGTGAGAAGGATGATACCTTTCGCTGACTTGATTCAGTTGACTCACTTGAAGCTACAGCAGGTCATTGCACGTACTGTACCAGATGGTGTGTTCATTGATGCAGATGGATTGAATGAGGTTGACTTGGGAACAGGTGCTGCTTACAACCCGGAGGATGCGTTGAGACTATACTTCCAGACAGGTAGTGTTATTGGTCGAAGCTATACTCAGGATGGTGAGTTCAACAATGCACGAGTTCCTATTACGCAGCTTACATCTAACTCAGGTGCTGCTAAGACTCAGATGTTGATTGCTAACTACAATCACTATCTAGACATGATTCGTTCTGTGACTGGTCTCAATGAGGCTAGAGATGGATCTAACCCTGACCCTAATGCATTGGTTGGTGTACAGAAGCTTGCAGCTCTTAACTCAAACACAGCCACTAGACACATCCTTGAGAGTGGTCTATTTATCTATAGGTCTCTTGCTGAGGCACTTACGTATCGTGTTGCTGATATACTTCAGTACGCTGACTTTAAGGATGATTTTGCAAATAAGATTGGCAAGTACAATGTGTCCATCTTGAATGACATCAAGGATTTATACATCTATGACTTTGGTATCTTTATTGAGATATCCCCAGACGAGGAGCAGAGAGCACAGCTAGAGGCTAACGTACAGATGGCATTGTCTAAGGGTGACATCAATCTTGAGGATGCTATTGACATCAGAGAACTAAAGAATCTTAAGCTTGCCAACCAGCTACTTAAGATGAAGAGAGTTAAGAAGCAGGAGAGAGAAGAGAAGATGATGATGCAGAAGCAGGACATGATGGCTCAGCAGCAGATGCAGTCTCAAGAGTTTGCTGCTCAGGTAGCTATGCAACAGCTCCAGTTGGATACCCAATCTAAGATGCAGATTAAGCAGGCAGAGGTGGCGTTCGATATTGAGAAGCTAAAGGCAGAGGCAGAGCTTAAGAGAATGTTGATGGCTGAAGAGTTTAACTATCAGATGCAGATTGCTGGTGTCAAGGAGACCGCACTTGCTGATAGAGATATGATGAAGGAGGACTCTAAGGCCAAACGTATCAGTCAGCAGAATTCTGAGCAGTCTAAGTTGATTAATCAGAGGAAGAATAACTTACCTCCATTAAGCTTTGAGTCTAACGAGGACACGCTTGATGGGTTTGATATGGCAGAGTTTGAGCCACGTTAAAAAAAAATATATATTTGTAACATAAAATCTAATTAAATGGAAATCAAAGTAAGATCACTAGATGGGATTGAGCCCAAGAGTGTACAAGAAGTAGAAAGAGAACTACTTGAAAAACATGAAAGGGAGATTAACGGTGAAGTTGAGTTGGATACTTCTAGTATTGACAATGCAGTTGAAGACAGTGCTCCTCAAGAGGAGGAGTTATCTGAAGAAAAAGTTCTTTCATATATTGGAAAAAGATACAATAAGCAAATCAATTCATTCGATGAGTTGATGGATCAGAGACAGGCTAATGAAGAATTGCCTGAGGATGTTTCAGCTTATTTAAATTACAAGAAGGAGACTGGTAGAGGCTTTGATGATTTCCTAAAGCTTAGGAAGGATTACGATGCTATGGACCAGAATCAACTTCTTAAAGAGTACCTTGCAGATACACAGCAGAATCTAGACGATGAGGACATTGAAGTCTTGATGGAGGATTACACCTACGATGAGGACCTAGATGATGAGTCAAAGATTAAGCATGTAAAGATTGCAAGAAAGAAAGCTATTGCCGAGGCTAAGAAACACTTCAATTCTCAGAAAGATAAATATAAGCTTCCGCTTGAGTCAAGTGGTATGGGCTTATCTCCAGAAGAGAAAGAAGAATTTGAGGCTTATCGTCAGTATACAAAACAGTCAAAGACTATAGAGGAGGAAGGTAATCGTAAGCGTAAGTGGTTCGACCAAAAGACAGATGAGGTTTTTAGTAAAGACTTCAAAGGATTTGAGTTCGACATTAACGAGAAGAAGATTTTATTTACTCCGGCATCTGCTTCAGAATTAAGGAGTGCTCAGTCAAGTCCATTAAACTTTGTTAATAAGTTCTTGGATGACAGTGGACTAATTAAGGATGCAGCTGGATACCACAGGTCTTTGTCTATCGCAATGAATCCTGAGAAGTTTGCCAAGTTCTTTTATGAGCAAGGGCAAGCGGATGCTACCGATGACGTTTTACGAAAGACCAAAAATATAAATATGTCTGAGCGTAGAGCTCCTGAGGTTGTTAACAAGGGTGGAATGCAGGTGAAGGCGGTTGCGCCAGACTCTGGAAGGGGTCTAAAAATCCGCAGCATTAAAAAAATATAACAACTAAAAAAACAAAACAATGGCAGTATTAAACACTCCTGGGTTCCAGTTGCAGCCAAGTGCTGAGCAGGTCCCTTTATCAACTAACTACATTACCAACTTTGATTTCTTGAACCAGTATCTACCTGATACTTACGAGAAAGAATTCGAGCGTTATGGTAACCGTACCGTAGCTTCCTTCCTAAGAATGGTAGGAGCTGAAATGCCGTCCAACTCTGACATGATCAAGTGGGCTGAGCAAGGCCGTTTGCATACTAAGTATGTGAACTGCGATTCTTCTGCTAATGCAGCAGCAGATTCTGCAACTATTACTGTTAATGATGCTAACGTAACCGCTATTGCGATCCGTGCTGGACAGACTGTATTTATCTCTGATAACGCTACAGGTCTTTCTAACAAGGGTATCGTTACCGCAGTTAACGTTTCTGCTGACACTTTTGAAGTAGCTTACTACGAAGGTGGTGGACAGACTTTCTCTGGAACTGCTGTTCTTTCAGTATGGATCTATGGTTCTGAATTTAAGAAAGGAACTGTTGGAATGATCGGATCTTTGGAGGCTGAAGATGAAATCTTCGACAACTCCCCAATCATCATTAAGGACAAGTATGCAGTATCTGGTTCTGACATGGCTCAGATTGGATGGGTAGAAGTAACTACTGAGAATGGTGCAACTGGATACCTTTGGTATTTGAAGTCTGAGCATGAGACTCGTCTACGTTTCGAAGACTATCTTGAGACCGCAATGATTGAAGCAGTTCCTGCTGAGACTGGTTCTGGTGTAGCTAATGCTGGCTTGAACCCATTGTATGGTAACAAAGGTTCTGAGGGTATCTTCTACGTGGTTAACAACCGTGGTAACGTATGGGGTGGTGGTAACCCAACTACTCTATCTGACTTTGATAGCATCATCTCTCGTCTTGATAAGCAGGGATCTATCGAAGAGAACGTAATCTTCGTTAACAGAGCATTCAGCTTTGACATCGATGATATGTTGGCAGCTCAGAACAGCTACGCTGCTGGTGGTACTTCTTACGGTCTATTTGACAACGATGAGAAGATGGCCTTGAATCTTGGATTCACTGGATTCCGTAGAGGTTATGACTTCTACAAGTCTGACTGGAAGTACTTGAACGATCCTACCATGCGTGGTGGGTTGCCTACTGGTTCTACTGCTACTGGTACTGTAACTGGTCTATTGGTGCCTGCTGGTTCTACAACTGTGTACGATCAGATTATGGGTAAGAACGCTAAGAGACCATTCTTGCACGTTCGTTACAGAGCTTCTGAGACTGAAGATCGTAGATACAAGACTTGGATTACTGGTTCTGCCGGTGGTGCACAGACTAGCGATCTCGATGCAATGGAGGTTAACTTCTTGTCTGAGCGTTGTGTATGTACCTTGGGTGCAAACAACTTCGTGTTGTTCAGATACGGAGCCTAATTGTAAGTAATATGGAGGGGCCGATTGGCCCTTCCTTTTAACTTTAAACAAACAAGACCATGATTAAGAAAAAGATAGGAGACCCAATCCTAAAGAAAAAAGGAGGAGACCCAGTAAAAAAAGAAACAGGTCCAGTTAAAGAAGGGTACACAATGCCTGAGTTTACAAAAACTGCTTCTAGAATTGTTGACAAGCCTTCAAAGCCAGCAAGAGTAAAAGACTACACTAGAAAAGTTTCAAGAGTTAATAAGGCTGCATTGAAAAGATCTGGTGCGGCAGCTGGTAAATCGACCAACATTTTTGGTATGAGAAAAGGACGTTAAATAAATAAAACAATGGCAAAGAAAGTAATGGGGCCAGTGCCCAAGAAAAAAGGAGGAGATCCGATTAAAGGACCACGAACACTTCCTGAGGTTACAGTAAAGGCCTCTAGAATTTATGACGAACCAGCAAAGAAGCCTGCTAGTAAAAGAGCATTAATGGATGTTAATCTTACCAAAGGATATAAGATGTCTATTGATACTACAAATATGAACAAGCCAGATAAAGACACCTACAACTATATCATTAAGGATGCAAGTGGTAAGGTTACATCAAAGGGGAACATAGCTACTAGTGAGAGTAAGTTTGGAGCTAATCAATTAGTTAAAAAGCTTAAAGCAGGGAAGTAATAATTAACTGAGGGGGTCGCTGTGGCTCCCTCTATTTTAAATCTTTAAATCTAATCAAATGAAAAAGCAATCAATAAGTTCTGACAAAGTTTACAAACTCAAGGGAGAGTCTGCTCCTTTATCTTTTACTCTACCTTCAAGAAATACTAGAAGGTATCCACTCCTTTACTTTGATGAGGAGAACAATATCAACAGACCACTAAGGTACGCCATCAATCAGAAGTCTCCCTTTGAGGATGAGCAAGATGGCAACGCAATTGTAGAGCCAATCATCTTTGAGAATGGATTCCTATCAGTTCCAAGAACTAACCCTGTACTACAACAGTTTCTTCACTACCATCCACTTAATGGCTTGGCATTTATTCAGGTTGATTATGAGAAGGATGCAGCTAAGGAAGTAGAGCAGCTTACATCTGAAGTAGATGCATTGATTGAAGCACGTCAACTTAGTGTTGATCAGATGGAGACAATTGCTAGAGTATTGTTCAGTAAAGATCCAAACAAGTTCACAACATCTGAGCTTAAGCGTGATATCTTGATTTATGCAAAGAGAGATCCAAAGGGATTCTTGAATATCCTACGTGATCCAATGCTAAAACTTCAGGCAAATATCCACGTGTTCTTTGAGAACAAGTTACTGGCATTCAGAAATAATAACAAGGAAGTGTGGTTTAATACACCTTCTGTAAAGAAAAAGATGCTTACTGTCTCTTATGGTGATGACCCATACTTTGCCGTGGCTCAGTTCCTAAAGACAGATGATGGCATCGATGCTTTGAAAATGTTAGAAAATAATTTAGATTTGTAGGCATAGTTTTTTTTGGGCTTAAGTTTAAAAATGGGGGTGTAATAACACCCTCTTTTTTTTTGTTTATATTTGTAAAAAGACTAGAATGATCAACTCAGTTCGAAATACCGTATTGGCAATTCTGAACAAGAATAATTACGGCTACATCTCCCCATCTGACTTTAACCTGTTTGCCAAGCAGGCTCAGCTAGAATTATTTGAGGAGTACTTCTCTGAGTACAACAATACTATTAACAAAGAGAATGCTCGTGTTTCAGGTACTGACTATGCAAATGTTAGAAAAACTTTAGAGGAAGCGATTGAATTGTTCGCTACTACATCTACGCTTACTCAGTTTGCTCCAGCAACAAACAGATATTATTTGCCATCAGTAACAACGACTGGCTTTGATTACTTTATGATCAATAAGATTCTTGTGTATGATGGATCTGGTGCCACTAGAGTATTCAAGGGGGAGGCTGACAAGGTAACTCATGGTAAGATTACGATGCTGATTAACTCTAACTTGACTGCTCCAACAGAAACATTCCCTGCTTATACTCAGGAAGGTAGCATACTTACCGTATACCCATCAACTATTAATCTTGCTAACGAGGTGGATGCCAACTACTTCAGATATCCAAAGGACCCTAAGTGGACATTCACTACACTAACTAATGGTGAGCCTGTGTTCAATCAGGCCCCTGGTTTAGGATACCAAGACTTTGAGCTACCTATAGAGGATGAAATAAAATTAGTTACAAAAATTCTTCAGTATGCCGGTATGTCTATACGTGAGATTGAGGCAGTTCAATTTGGTGGAGCTGAAGAACAAAAACAATCACAATAATCATGGCATACATCACTCAAGAAAAGTACTACGAAAATAACGGGGTAGCTCCTGTAGATGCAAACTGGGGATCGTACCAGTATGTTAGCTTACAGGATATTGTCAATAACTTCTTGTTGATGTACTCTGGAAACCACTCATTGGTGAATAATGAGGAGCGGTATAAGATTTTGTTTCATGCCAAGAGAGCGATACAGGAGCTGAACTACGATGCATTCAAGCAGGTAAAGGTTCTAGAACTAACTGTAAATGATACACTTAAGTATATCCTACCATCTGACTATGTCAACTGGGTTAGGGTAAACCTATATAAGGATGGGTATCTAAGACCATTAACTGAGAACATTCAAGTTCTTTCTTCATTGGCTTACCTTCAGGATAATACCGGAAGAATATTGTTTGACCACGAGGGAAATGCATTGTCACCTGAGTTTTCTGAGATTGACTTACAGAGATTAGAGGGTATCAAGAGAAGTATTTACTTGAATCCTCAGAGCCCATACGATGGTCAAGAAGGATGGAACATGGATGGCAACTGGTACTTTGACTATGGGATTGGAGCGAGATATGGATTGAATACTGAGACTGCTAACTTCAACCCTACATTTAATATTGATGCCAAGAGTGGTGTGATTAACTTCAACTCAGACATGTATGGCCAATCAGTGATATTAGAGTACATATCTGATGGCCTTGAGAATGGGAATGATGCGAGTGTTAGTGTAAATAAATTGTTTGAAAAATTTATTTATGCGTACATTACGTATGAAATATTAAACTCTAAGCTTGGTGTACAGGAGTACATTGTGAACCGTGCAAGAAAAGAGAAGACTGCTCTTCTAAGAAATTCTAAAATAAGATTGAGTAACATTCACCCAGGTAGACTATTGATGAATCTACGTGGCATGGACAAGTGGTTGAAATAATATGACTAACATCACAAGAAACTTCATAGCTGGGAGAATGAATAAGGTCGTTGATGAACGACTCATTCCTGATGGAGAGTATATCGATGCGCTTAATGTTCGCATGGGGTCTACTGAAAACTCTGAGATTGGTGTCATTGAAAATACTAAGGGCAACAGCAAGTTAACTACAGTTAAGTATGTTAATGGAACAGCACTAAGTTCTTCGGCTAGATGCATAGGCACTATAGCGGACAACACCAACGAGACTATCTACTGGTTTATCCATGACTCCAACTTCCCAGTAGGTGCTACAGGTAAGCTTGATATGATTGTGTCATTCAACGTGTACAACAACATATTGACCTACCACTTGATTAGTATCAACGATGGGGGTGGTAGTAATACTACGCTAAACTTTAACCCTGAGTATCTAATTACAGGGGTAAGTATTATTGACAACTTAATATTCTTCACTGATGACTATAACCCACCTAGGGTAATAAACATACTGAAGAACTACGCTGATCCTGTGGGTAACATAGACCAGTTTAGTGCTGAGTCTATTCTTGTTATTAAGAAGCCACCGGTGCAGTCACCTAGTGTTACATTAATAAACACGGGTGATCAGAATAACTTCCTAGAAAGCAGGTACATATGCTTTGCGTATCGATACGAGTATGAGGATGGAGAGTACAGTGCCACATCTCAGTGGTCTGCTCCTGCGTTTCAACCTAAGCAGTTTAGCTTTAGCATTAACAGCTACCTCAATGATGGTATGCAGAATCAGTTTAATGGTGCTAGAGTAACTTACAATACAGGTGGGCCACTAGTAGTTGGTATTGACTTATTGTTTAAGGATACCAATAGCAATGTGATTAAGGTCATTGAGAAGCTTAACAAGGCTGACCTTGGATTCACTAATAATGAAGACCGTACATACACATTCACAAACAGTAAGATATTTACCGTTCTACCTGAAAGTGAGCTGCTTAGATTGTACGACAACGTACCATTGCTGGCTAAGGCTCAGACCATCATGGGCAACAGGCTCATGTATGGCAACTATGTTGAGGGGTATGACATGGTGGATGCTAATAGTAATCCTGTAAAGCTTGAGTACTCTACGCAGTTAATATCTGATGAGCTTGACAACTCTGAGATAACAAATTCTTTTACCTCAGGAGCCTATAATTTTGGCGGTGCTCAGACGATTCCAGGCTCAGTGGTGTTACTAGACCTTATGCCATTTGAACTCGTTGAGGGGGCCTCTATTACGCTTGATATAACCTTTGATCATGAGGGGTTCTCAGGTGATACTCCGTTCCCTACAGAGACTAATGATAGTGTATCTCTTAACTTCTCATTTGTACTACCTAAGGCTTACTCATCAGTATATGAGCTGGCAAGTAGTGATGAGTTTCAAGATGCTATAGGAACTATTTCTAATGTCACTACTGTAGCAAACTCTTGTAATGGGACAACATTTACCGACCAGTTTAACTGCTCACTGCTACAGAACTTAGATGCTTTAATTAAATACCAGAGTGGTATTGGATCTGCTGGTCAGGGTCTAGGTATCATTACATCACCAGGCAGCCCATACATAGGCATACAATTACTTACAATGAGGTATGTCAACAATACGACTACCCCAACAGTAAACGTATACGAGTACTATGAGTTCACTAATGTTAATGCGTTCTATCAGAAGATAAACTCTTCAAGAAGCTTGCATAGCAATAGAGGATATGAGATTGGCATCGTGTACATGGATGAATTTAACAGGTCAACAACTGCTTTAGTCAGTCCAAACAATACTGTTCACATACCATGTTCAGCATCTGATACAAAGAACTCAATACAGGTTACTATACCTGTAACTCAGAAGCCACCATATTGGGCAACACGATATAAGTTTGTGATTAAGCCTGATGAGGAGAACTATGACACAATATATAGCACAATATTCTTCAATGATCCGCTAACTAATAACGTGTTCTTCTTGCTTGAGGGCGAGAATGCTAGGAAGGTACAGCAGGGAGATAGACTAATTGTAAAGGCTGATACTAATGGGCCTACACAGAATTGTGTGTACACTACTGTGCTTGAGAAAGAGTCTCAGGTAGAAGGATTCATTGAGATACCAAGTGATCTAGATCCAGAAGTAAATATCCCTGTACCTGCTGGTGTATACATAAAGATTAATCCAAATAACTTCGCTGTAGTTAAGGGACAGGATGACATTATAGCACCAGGTACTATTCAGGTAGATGAGAATAATGGAGGGGACTACCCAAGATTAAGTTATCCAATGAACTCTAAGAGGGTAGCTGGATATGATCCTGCTAATCCTGCATGGGTATATGAGGACTATACTGTGCCTGCTGGTAGTAGGATAAAGATAAACCTTAAGTTCCAAAGACTTGGTGTAGGTAAAGGCAATGGTGATTGTGAGAAGAGAATATATACTCTAGAGAAGACCATGATTGCATCTGCTGACTATGATAATATGGTGCAGTGGTTTAATGGGGACAATGTTCAAGTAGTTCTAGATCAGGGTATGCAAGATGTAGGAGG